TGGTTGCTTCCGAAAGTACGGAAGAACCCCCCTCTAAATCTAGTAACAAAGTCTTAAGCTCTGGGTCGTCTGCTGTAGACGTCTTGCCTGTCCCGGGTTCTCCGTAAAGAATCCCATGGAATCCTTCTGCTTTACTGCTCGGCTTCTTAATCGTCAGTGTCATCTTCTTTTTCTCCTTTTTCATATAGTTCATCTCTTAGCCACTGTGCATCTGACCCATCGATTTCAGCCAAACACAAGTCTTTATATTGACAGTCCCATTGGCAGTCTGTAGTTATGTTTCGGTATGTTCTGCAATTATCCATGTCCTGTACAATAGCACCTATTTCTTCCATTGTACAGTCTATTTCTTGCTGATTGCGGAACACTTCAACACGACTAAAGAATTTAAACGGGTAGCTGGAAAGATGCTCAAGTATATCTGCGTAGTCAGCTTCGTTTAGTTGCAAGTCTGTAATGGCTTTTTTGTACATTTGGTACGTTGTCTTCTGTGACTTGTCCTTGGATAATCCACCACTCTTGAGAATCTTTGGCGGTACTGGATAATCCTTGTATATAATATTGTACATAAAACCATATGGACTGTCTAATAAAATATTTTTATCACCCATGATTATGCCATTACCTTTTGCTAACTGCTGTATCGCCCACCAATAACGATTGATTTGTCTGTCTAGGATTGCGTTCTTCTCATACTTCTCAATGCTTGTTGTGGTCTTGTGGTCAGCGAACCACAGCCGACCTTCCGTATCTCTATAGATTAAATCAATTGTTCCTGTGAAGTTCTTTGTAGCTGTGAGTGGGATGCTAAACTGTACTTCGACACCTAGGACTGTAAACAGATCGGTTTTATATGTTTCATAGTAATGATTTGTAATTTCCATTAGTTTGTCCTGTAGTTCTTCCCAGTCTTCATCCATATACATATCGAGTGTTTGAAGCATATACTGTTGTGCAGTGTCGTGGTTTTTCGTCTTGTAATACTTCTCTAGGTATAGATGAAATAGTTCTCCGAAGAATAGCTTGTCGTTCTTCTTCTTTGAGATAAGTCTTTCTTGCCATCGGTAATCCCAACGTTTTCGACACCTAAGAAAGTCTTGGATTTCTGAACCTCGGATATTCATGTGTTTACTCCTCATCGTTTAAATTTTTTATAAAAGTGATCGTTACGTCTGAAGTTCTTAGTAATGTATTCATCGAGTATGAGTCCAACCATCAATCGAGATAGCCCTGTAGCTTTTACAATGTCAGAACGTTTCTCAAACATCATGTCTTGTACTATTTTTCGTTTGTCTTCAGGGACAGTCGTTGTATCAACAACGAGCCTGTCCTGAATTGTTTCTGCTCTTTCTTCCTCTGTGAGAATGTATGGAGTTTCTGCGATTATATAAACGTAGTGTCCTTGCCGATAAAGAAGTTTATGCTCGATGAGTTCTTTAACAATATTTGTCACAAATGTAGAACCATGCGGTACATTTTCAATTGCTTCTTTTATACTTTTACATCCGTCATACTTGAATGCTTCCAATACTTCGATTTGTTGGAACGTAAGTTTGACTGGTTCCATGTCCTATTCCTTTCGATTTATGCTTTTGTTGGGGTCGTAACCATTTGGGTATCGTTGCCTTAGCTTCGTGATGTTCATCTGTGCGATTTGTTCTAAATCGTAATTATTAAACTCTGCGATTGCCGCAATGTACCATAGCACATCACCAAGTTCTTTCATCAACTTCTCGTGCTCTAGTTCGTGCCCATGAAACAATACCTTCTTCAGATAGTCTGCCGTTTCTCCAGCTTCTCCTGCAAGTCCTAGTGCGTAATTAGCTAGTCCTGATGTGTGATTCATTGTACGTATTACTTCGTGCTGGTACTCCACAAACGTTTCAATTCCTGCCTTTTTCATAGTTACTCAACCTCTCATAAATGATTTGTCTTATATAGAATCTGGACACGCCAGTTTCTTTTTTGATTGTACTACATGGGAGTTTTCTGTTTTTCCATATCCAATCCTGAACAGGCTTGGGTACTTTGTTCAAGTCGTAATTGAATGGTGGTATTGGGTCTTCTCGTTTTTCTTCGTAAAGTCTGCCCGGAATCATATTCTTTTTTACCACTTCTTCATCCACCACATAGGTGGCTTTAGCAATTCGCTTGATTAGTTTCCTACGAGTAAGTTCTTGTATAGATGAATTGAATTTGTCATATGGTAGCCCCATATCTTCTCGAATTTCTTTTCCTGTCTGATACTTTCTGATTGAGTCTAGCAGTCTGAGTAATTTTTCTCCAATCATTTGCTCATCCCTTTGAATACCAATAGTGCGATAGCTACGATGATTGCCATAATAACTATGAGTAGCAACCATGCTGTGAACATCAATGCGTCTAGTATCATAATACACCTCGTATAAGTTTTTTGACGGCTTGTATACCGCCTTCGTTAACAAGATTAGTAAGCGATTTCTTCTCATACAATAGCTTGTTCATATGTGCATCCACAGAAGCCATAGATTCGAACGTGATGATACTGTGCTTGTGGTTTCGTTCCTTAGATACAGGTGTAATACGGTCTTCTGCTTGTTCGTTGTCAGCAGGATTCCATGCCTTATCTGTAAAGATGATAGTCTCAGCTCGGTCTAAGGTCAGACCAACACCAGCCGCTATGATGTTACAGAAAATCACGTTGAGTTTGCCTTTCTGGAACGCTTCTACACTTTTTTGTCTTACAAGTGTTGAAGTTTCTCCAGTTATCATGCCATAGTCTACTTTAGCAGGAAGCAAACTTGCAATCAACTTCAAGTAGCTCGTGAACATTGACATGATGACAACTGGTTCTTTGTTATCTTCTAGATACTCTAGAATGGCATCTGTCTTTGCTCCTGCTACATCAAATCCTACAAGCCTTGGGTCTAAGCTAAGCTGACGCAATCGTAACAACTTTGTAAGAGCAGTCATAGCATCGATAGAGTGCTCCTGCTCATCATCCATCGCAAAGAAATCAGATGACATCTGGTCATAGAGACCGCATTGCTTCTTGCCCATGATGATAGGAATAGTTATCCATTGCTTATCAGGAAGCCATTGCATAACATCTTTACGTTTGCGTTGCACAGACATTAGCCCTATCATTTCTTGCAGTTCTGTTTTGCGATGGCGTTTAACATCAGCAAGTTTCTGACCGAATCCGTTGTTGTAAGTATGGAAGTATCGACCGACAAATGCCCAATAGCTAGAGAACTTGCTTGGGTATAGGAACTTCATTATGCCGTAAATATCAGCGGCATGCTTAACTGTCGGTGTTCCTGTAAGAGCATACTTACGTTTGGCACGTATCCCACAAATAGCTTTTGATTGAGCAGAGTTGTGATTGCGAAGGAAGTGTGCTTCGTCAACCACAGCAACTTCAAACTCCATGCTTGGTCTATCTTGTTTGAAAGTGTCTTTGCTTATAATCAGGGTTGCTTTTGAAGTAGACAAAGAAAACCATTCGTAAGTATCTGCTCTATCTTTCTTGCTTCCATTCACAACAACAGTGTAGTGTTCGGGGTACCACTGCTCAAACTCTTTCTTCCAGTTCCATATTAAGGAAGCTGGACAGATGATAATGTTTCTCTGTGCTCCAAGAGTACGTATTAACTCAATAGTAGTTGGTGTTTTACCTGTACGTGGCTCATTGAACACTCCAGCCGCTGGCATATTAAATAGATAGAACACATCTTGATTTTGATACGGTCTCAGCTTCGGATTAGAAACAATTTCCTTTGTCTTTAAGGTAATAAGCGTGGCAAACGATAACTCTAACTTGTCTTTGGTGTTCTGAAACCCAACGTTTGTTTTAAGTTGTGGAAAGTACTTCTCAAGTTCGTTCATACACCAAAAGTTCTTTGGAAATTTATGACCTTTATTCTTAACCCAGACTCCGTCTAAATCTCTTAGTATCTCATTTTCATTTTTAGTTTTTCCCATTATATACACAAAGTCTTGGTCTTCCGTAAACATCTTAAACCTCCTTATAGTTGTCTAGTAAAACTAGAAGTTCCGCTAATTTGCCGCTAATTTCCGCTAATTGTTCGCTATTTCTGTCTTGTCTGAACAAGTCCACACGCTCCTTTGAACGTTTGGTATCAATGTACGTTTTCTGTAGTGGATGTAGTTTCGGTAGCATCATTTCACCTCCTTTATTCTATATGAAGCATTACATGTGAAGCATATCATATTTGATTCAATCTGTGCAATATCTTTCTTTTTACATGCAGGACAGAAGTCTGTCTCCTCATGCTCACCACAATCTAAGCCGCCTGTTTCCAAGTCGAATGTGCCTACAAACAGTTCACCCATGTGGGTGCGTTGGTATTCGATTGCAGGTCTCATAGGTAGCAGTTCCATCACACGAGAGCCAATACCGCGGAACGTCATCTCCTGCTTGGTGTCAATCGCTTCTGCAAGTTGCTTGATACTAACGTATTTGCTGTATCTAAGAAGTGTGCGTAGGATGTTAGAAATGGCTAGCTCGTCTGCTTTGGAGTCGTCTTCCAATCGGAAGTGCCCTCGCCAGTTGCGTTGGTACATTTCGCCTGTGATGAAGTCCTTGCGTGGGGCTAGCATGGATAGTGGGTGTACCTCAATTAGTAACGCTTCGAACACATCAGGGTTGATATCTCTCACATCGAGGGCACCTTTTAAGATGCCCATAATCAAATCACGAAACGTTAAGTTAGGATTCAATTGATTTGGAAGCTCTGACCATTTAATACCTTTATCTTCCTTAAATGATTCTTCCATGCATTCGACAAAAACTGACACAATCTCTTTTGCTTTGGCTTTATCTGACAGGAATGCCGCTTTTAAGTTTGGTTTGTCATCGAGATTAATTTTTATTTCCATGTATAGCCCTCCAGTTTTCTTTTCTGCAAGTTTCTAATTTATATAAAACATTTTCTTCCCAATCGATAACAACACTGTCTAAGTCTTCCTGTAAATCGTTTAATTCTGATGTGTCGTAAATGTCGCCTGTTCTTGGCTTTTTTGTCATTCGATAGAATTTAGCTTTCAGTTTTAAAATATCTTTGAATATTTTTTGGGCATCTTCTTCTAGTTCTAAAATGTCGAAATGGTTCATTTTTGTATCTCCTTTATTAGTCGGCATAGGTACCATTCTGCTTTGTGTAGGTCTTCCAATCCGTTCTTGCTCTTGTAACGAGAAACGTACTTCAAGATGTTGCCAACAAGGTATCCCTCAAAGGCTTCTGTGGTAAGTTTAGCTTTGATGTATTCGATAGTTTCGATACCGCCTGTTTTGTAGTGGTCTGGGTTAATTTTGTCCATTAGAATGATAAATCCTCCTCGTCTAGTTTTGTACTTGGTTCTAGTGGTTTAACTGGTGCTACTGTTGATGGTCTGTGGTCTTTGATAGTGTAATCAATACAATGTCGAACCGCATCTGATATTGTTGCTAGTTCTTCTTGCTTCTTGATGTCCAATAAGAACCTGATGGTCTTATAGTCACTAATACGTACTGACAATGGCTTGTTCATTAATTGCCTAATAGCGTGTGCTTCGTCAGGTACTTTGTTTGCCATCATAGCTTGTACTTCAGCGAATTGATATAGCTTCTTCATATCCTTCTGGCTTGGGTGGTTAGGGTGGCTTTCATTGCATATCCAGTAACTGTTACAGTACGGGACAAAGTTATCGCTGAACACCAAAAGTTTCTTCTTACGTCTTGTGCCACATGCTTGGCACTGGTTGTCTGTTACAATCTTCAAATAGCTCACTCCTTAAATATTTGTGGTGATAGATATTGTATATACTCAAGTATTTCCTTGTAAAGCACACGTTTAGTTTTCATTACATCATTATCTGACATGTAAACCGTATAATCGTGCCCCATGACGTTACGGTTCCTGTGATTAGAGACTCGTACTTCGTAAAACACGTCTAATAAGTCGTTGGTTATACTAATGTACGAGCTCTCCGATACTTTAGATTTACTATAAGATATGACCGTGCCATCAATTACAAGTTTCTCTAATCGTGGCACGACCACATCCTCAACCCATTCTCTAATCTTGTACTTCTTGTATCTCGTCAAAGCCGTTGTACACGTCATCTTGTATGATGTTGTAGTTCTCGTCAATGATAATACAAGGGGCTTCATCTCCAAATGTTTCTGACTCTACGAGATATAATTGCTGACCGTTTACAACTTTACTATCAATTACGTACCATGCTCCGTAAATACCTGCGAACCGAATACCATCTTTTTTCATTGTTGTCCTCCCTTTGTACTAAAGGCAATTTCAACACCTTGTGGCTTGTACATCCAGTCCTTGTAGTCTAGTGGGTGTAGTTTTCTTGCAATTTCCTGTAAGTCTTCTCGTAATTGGTCATACCTTCTTAACAACTAAATCATCTCCTTTGTAATAGTTGCGGTTTTAAGGATGACCGCAAACCTTGATACTTAAATCTCATTGTTTTGTCTAGCCGCGGTAACTTGCATTTCGATTTGGTCTACAAGATTATTAAGTTGCTCAGACGTGTCAAACTGGTAAGTAGTGCGTGTGGTACCAGTGAAGGTACCTCTCTCTGTGTAATGTAGGATTTCAATAGCTAAAGATGGTATATTTTCTTCAGAAAACTCGAGTTTCACTTTAATTTTGTCCGACCGATTTGGTAATATAGCGTTTGAAATATACTGTGGCATTGTTATTCCTCCATTTTAATAGTGTTTGTTTAAGTGATACATTTCTAATGCCCATTCTTCGTCATACTCTGATGGTCTGTGTGATTGCAACATCTTCAAGAAGAATATTGCGTCATCATCCTCCTTCAATTGCTCACATTGCTCCTCATCAATCTCGCCATCTTCATACATTTCATCAGCGATTTTATCGATTGAATAGTAGCCGCATAGGTCATAGTAATATTCTATCAACCCTTCAATCCTGCTCATATTTTCACCTCCTTTCATCATTATATATTTTTGTAATTTGTAATTCAAGTTCCTCACACAAAGAATTTTGAATTGCTACTCTTTGCTTTCTTACCCTTAGCTCTTAGTGCAATTGCTACATGCTTTGGTTCTGTAAATCTTAAGTCGTGCTCATCACCATTGATAACTGGCATACCCATGAACTCTGTTGGCATTGTATCTTGATATACAAAAGCCGTACGTACTTTTAACCTCATCGCCTCCTCCACACTTGGTCTGTATTCTTCTGTACCCGAATAACTGAATGTAAGGTCATAATTGCTTGGCAATACACGATTGAAACGCTCTACAATCTTAGTGTAGTCATAGAACTGAATATCAGGGAACATTTCGAATATATTATTATAGCCACGTACTGGGATGTTCTCATACTCAATGTCAGACGTACCATTGAGTCGTATTGCAAGTTGCATGTTATTGCGTTTTGCTCGCCGCTTGTACTGTTCAATATCTTTGATAAGGATATTGAAAAATTCTTCGTTGTTGTTAAAGAACAATTCACGTTTTCTAGTTCTACCTTTGTTAATGCTTGAATAAATCTGAGCATAGCCACTAAAGACAAGGCAAGACTTCAAACATCCTGCCTTGAGAGCGAATGAACAAGTACGAACATCAGGCATCATATACAAGATACCAGTAAGATAATCATACTTTTCACCCTTGACCGTCTTTGCATTAGCTTTACTAATCAAACTCACACAAACCCTCTCCCTTCATGGATAGAAAATCATTGTCACTAACTACAATGTGGTCTAACACTTCTATACATAATATTCTACCGCACTCTATCATACGTTCTGTAAGATAGATATCATCCTTTGATGGTGTTAACTCACCGCTTGGATGATTATGAAACAAGATAACTGACCGTGCATTATTCAATAAAGCATGCTTGAATACTTCACGAGGAGAGCACAGTGTTTTATCCACTGTGCCCGTTGCAATAATGTGAAGCCCTGATACCTTATTCTTAATATCTAAGCTAAGCATACCCATTAATTCTTCAGACCTATTGCTTAGGTCTAGTGCTCGCTCTAGTAACTCAACGATGTCTTCAGGTATGTGTATAGCTTTTTGCATATAAGGTACCGACTTTTCTCTTACTTGTCTAAGAGAGATTATGTTTATCATTAAATTCCTCCTGCTTTTCTAACATAGATTGCATACCGTAGTCTGTAATAGTGTGTGTTGCAACATGGATGACATCAGGATACTTGTCATACAATTCGTCTAGTGCTTTGTTGCCAGTACCATCAATACAACTGAATACGTCAACCAGTATAGCTCGCTTGTAAAGGTCATACTCGTCAATGTGGTAAACTGGATAAGCTACATGACAATCCTTGTAAGTGTTCTTGTTGGTCTGTAACAAGATGTTGAAAATGTGCATAATTATTCCTCCTAATAGTTTTATAGTGTTACAATCAATTCAATACTATACTCTCGTTCAAACCTCCTTTGTATGTCATCTATTATGTCAAACATTTGCTCGTACCTAACCTCACGAAGTTTATAATCGATTTGGTCAAGCCGCCAGTCATGTACTAACTGGTAAAACTCATCGGGGTCTGATTCTTCCATTTCTTCCCATGTGTTGTATTCATGTTCCATAGGATTGAACCAGTCTCTATAATCCTCGTGAACCATAACATCTTGATTCTTTGATTCGTAAATCATAATGTCATTAGTCTCACCAAATGCTAGTGTATAAACGTCTGTAATAACACCTTTCTCGATTGTATTAACATAGCAACGTACTGAACCACGATTGTGGTTGTCCCAATTGTTAAGGGACAACTCAACCGTATTCAAGATACAATCTCTCAAAAAGTCTTCGCTGATAGTTAGTTTAATCACGTTTGCTCATCTCCTGCCACATTTTGTAATAGTACTTATAATCCTTTGCCGATAATGTCATGTCTGTTGCAAAGTCAAATGCATTGGGATACTTGTTAGTAACTACAGACCTGCCTTGATAACCCTCCCAAAGGATATCAATAAAGTCTACGGAACCCTCGTTGACCTCGTAGACAAAGTAGAACCTACGAGGATTGCCATTAACATCATTGCCACGAGGATGTTTAACATGTACATAAAACTGAATGGGCTTAGTATCAACCATACGTAATGCATAGCTCATTGCGTCTGTAAAACCTTCCTCGTACTGAGCTTGTTGATAATCCTCAGTTTCCATGTTATCACCTTTAGCTAGCAATTCATCCTTATTAACTCTAGCTTCGTTGCGTAGCACTCTCATGTGGTTAAGTCTGTCATCGTTGATAAAGTTCATACCAATTCAGCTCCTCTATAGGGTTTTACTTGCCATATTACCTCGTGATGCTTGTTAAGAAAGTTTATAGCTAGCTCATCCTGTTCCATGTAGCCATCAATAAACTCAATAACCCTGTCTTGGTTGATATCAGCAACGTGGTCATATATAACTTGCCAGTTACCATTATCATCAACCCTTGAAAACTGTACTACCTCGTTGTCAGGGAATATTACCCTAACCCACTCAGTGTATTGCAATAACCAAGCTGTCCCGTTAATCATTTACCAGTTCCTCCTTTGATAAGGTCTATACTAATGCTGTCCCAATCATGGTAATACTTGTTACGGTAATACGCTGATAACCTGTGGATAGACCACTTGGTTAACTTGACAGCCCTCCTAAGAGAGCCGTCTTTAAGTTTAACCTCGATGTTGTACAAAGCTGGAGAAGCGTGTTTTTGCAAATTAATTCACCTCCTTGAGTAGCTTTAATGTCAACGCATACTCTACACCGTCAAGTGCACCTATATACCAAGTGTCACCGTTAGTGTTGTTGATAAGCTCGAACATGATAATATCACGTTCAACCATCAACTGACCTGCCGACTTGGTTGCATATAGTGTATAACCATACGCATACCCTGTCTTGTACTCTAAATCCCAACCCTTGCCTTGAACTGTTTTCATACCAAATTCCTCCTCGAATGTTCTGTGAGTGGTCTCATCAGCTAGTGCTTTACACTAGAACGGCGGTTATTAGCCACCGTTTCGACCTTGTTAGTCGAGTGTTGTTGAATCCATTAATTCGACTGGCATTGTAAGGTCTATACTAATACTCTTACCGTCATAGTAAGTCCAGTAGGTACCTTTCCAGCCAATTTCTTTGTTGCTGTTGTCTATGATGTCTCTTAGTTCTTTAGCATGTTGAATCGTGTTGTAATACTCATTGTTATACTGTAAGTCTTGTGACTCACCAAGCTCATAACCCTGTGCATTCAGATACAAAGTATCAACCCACATGCTACTACCGTAGTTATTAGTGTCTCCGATACGTTGGAACAGTTCTACATACTGACGTGGGAATAATGCTTTACCGTCTGCCTTGTCACCAGTAATAATTTTAACCTCGTTGTAATCCAAGAGATTCAAGAAATCACCGTTAATAAATGTTGTTACTAAATTTGTCATACAAAATTCCTCCCATTAAGTAAGTTTGTTGGGTGGTATAGCCGCCACCCTCGGCTTGTAATATTAAGCGTGAAACTGTTGGCAAGTGTGACACCAAACGATGTCAGTATTTGGTGCAATAACACGGACATTGCTGATAGTTGACTCACCAACAACAGGTTCTTGCAAGTCAGCCGCAAACTTCTCAGCTTTGTGCAAGGATGTAAAACGAGCGGTGCGAATTGTGGTATACAACTCGCCGTTAGGGTAATACTCCCTAACTTTGTATTCTACTAATGTTTTCATCCAAAAACTCCTTTCAACTATGCGTTCTCTTATGAGTAACGTCTTACAAGTTAACAGCATGTTATACAAATGCTGTCGTACAAATTAACAAATTTTACGATTATTTGCTGACTTGTACGACAGAACTTGTCATACAAAACTTGTAATAAGAGACGCTGTATAGCCACTCTTATATACCCTCTGAAAAAAAAACTCAAAAAGTACTGTTTTGGTGATAAGAATGCATGTATACAGCGTTCTTATAATATTATATATATTTGTATACGGTAAAATCCATTTTTTAATTTCCCTCTAAAACTTTTAACACCTAAAAAAAAACTTGTATACGTACTTTTTGTATACAAAATGGTGTTTACAGGGTTATTGGAATATACCATATTGCATGTGGTAAGTAATTGTACACATCCTATGTACTTGTATGGGTAGCATTATCTACCTAGCTTGTTGTTATCAGGTTAATGCAGTAGCTTGAAACTGCACTGTGCTTGTCAGACACATCGTATTTAGTTATCAAAGAGCCAGATGAACAAGGTCTCATCAGTAGTGACTTAATCACTAGACAGCACCAATATCAGTGCTGTTTCGACCTGAAGAACTACTGGAATCACCAGTAGCTCTCCAATTTGTACCAGTAGACTCCATCATTATCTTCTACTGGTGTAGTTAAGTAGAGATCACCACCAAATACAGTAGCAATATCTTCAGCGGCACGAAGGGATGTAAATTCATGGAACACATCTCCCTGCACTACTACTGCCTTGGTATTGGGGTATTCCAAGATAGTTTCTTTCTCATGCCAGTGCATTAATAATCCATCCATTCCAGTTAACCTCCTTAGTTCTGACGAATGAGCTCATCAGCAGTGACTTTATCACTGGACAGTGGCACTAATACACCACTGTTTCGCTCTAAGAACCTCTCCCTATAGAAGGGAGAAGCTCTTTCCATACTTCTTTCGTTGTGGGTTATTCTCTACCCAAGCGTCTAATTCTGCTACTGTAGAGAAAGTCTCTTGAACCCACGTATTTTTGAACTTGCCAAAATTAATTCTCACTTTCTTACCAGCATTTAAGTGCTCTTTTACTGCTGGTACTGAACTTGCTTTGTACTCCAACTTTACTGATTTGTAAGGAACTTTAGGTGCATTTACTACATAACCACGACTTACTAACTCACTTACAATAACCTCAGTTTCTAAAGCTTTTAAATCTAATACTTTCTTACTCATATCCTACACTCTCCTAAACTAAACTCAAACCATTTCTGATTTGGTGATGCAATCATAACACGGATTTGTCCGACAAGTCAAAATTTTTTTTTGGCAGGGCTCAAACCCGCATTCTTGCTGGGTTTTTTCGCTGGACAGGAACAAATGTTTGGCGTTTTTTTGTTCGGTTTGGAGTCGTATATCCGCCCGCTCGTTTTTTATTTGGATGGGGTCAGGGTCAAAACTCCGCCGCCGCCGCCCAAGATCTTCCGCCACCAAAAAATCTATACCTGCAAACCTCTTCTCATTTCTCCAGCTTTCTGTATTTACTGTCATTCATATTTGTGCTATATTAGATTTGAGGTGAAATGACCAAATGTTGAGAAAAATGATACAAAATTACGAAAAATTCAACGATTTTACTAGAGAAAAACAGGAAATTACCATGGTATTAGCCCAAAAATTCGAAGAAAATCCAACTGCTCTGTACTATTCTCCAGTTGAACTTCGAGCTCAGCTAGGTATAGGAAACCTAGACCAATGGCAAGACTTCCTAAATCTCGAGCCTGTACGCTCATATATTAAGGCTCAGATGGGTTTCCATGCTCAGATAGCTCAACGTAAGGCTTTCCATTCTCTCGAGCGAGAAGCCATAGGAGGAGACGTACAAGCGGCACGGCAAATCAACGAACTATCGGGTATCTTAGCTAACGCCGATCAGAACCGTATTATTGTCCTACACCAAATCGAAAGGAGCAATTTCTATGGCAATAATGCCCCCAGAACAGCAAACGCAAACGCCACTACCTAATGTTAGAAATAGTGTTTTCTTAATGTTGGCTCTATTAGATGACGTGGTTCAACGCACGAACTTAAATCTACCAGTTCAGGTTCAGGCTATCCAAGGCATATCACAAGCTATCAAAACGTTTTCAGATATATTAGATAGACCGAACTTACTAGAACGTAACATGAATATGTTGGTCAAGACTCGACCAGAGATGATGCAACAGCTTGGACAAATGGGTCAGACAAGAACAGACACAGCACCACAGACGACAAATGATTTACAGAGATTTGAAGCATGATTTGCCTACACTGTTATACCGCAGAGATGACCGTACCAGAAAATCAGCATCCAGCTTATGTAGAATGTTTGAACTGCGGAGCAATCGAGCTTATCTATATACCACAAGACTACCAAAAGTCGGCTCATAACATTCCATATCAAAAGAACAAAGACGGCTCTTTGAAAATTCAGATTGTAGGTTTTTTCGGAGGATTCGGCTCAGGAAAATCTAAGGCATCTCTCCAAGAAGTGTTCATGCGAGCGTTAGAGAATCCAAGAGGAACAGGACTTCTCACCGCACCCACACTTCAACAGTTGAAACGGACGACCCTCAAAACGTTCTTTAATGAAGTCTGTCCACCGCCTTTAATTCAACGGTATAACAAATCAGATGGAGAAATTGAACTGAAGAATGGGTTTGTGTTCTATACGATTCCTTCAGATGACGAAGAAAAGCTACGCTCTATCAACGCAGGTATCATTCATATGGAAGAAGCGAGCGGTATTAAGTTGTCCATCTACGAACAGTTACTGAATCGTATGAGGGACTTCAATGTGAAGAACAAGATGTTTGCTGTGTGTTCTAACCCAGATATGGGATGGATTAAAGATGTGTTCGTGGATAACGAAAAACGAAAAGACCCGAATCATCCAGAGCACAATCTGTATAATCCGTACATAAATGCTTTAGTCTGGGAAACAGCACTCAACAAACACCTTCCGCCAGACTTTATCGAGGTGAATAGCCGCGGTAAACCAGACTGGTGGATACAAAGATACCTGAAAGGTAGCTTCGAACATTCAGATGGGATGGTTTATCCTAACATCTCAAAGACGTTCGTAGACCCGTTCAATATACCAAGCCATTGGGAAAAGTTTGTTACGCTTGACCATGGTCTAAGGAATCCAACAGCAGTATTGTTCGGAGCGATAGACAAGGATAAAGGTATCGTCTATATCTATGACGAGTATTACAAAGCCAATACCCTAGTTCCAGAGCATGCCAAGGAACTTAAACCTAAAATAGAAAAGATACCCCACGGTAGACTACGGTTTATGGTAGGCGACCCTTCGATTCGAAACAAGACAGACCCGATTAACGGAAAGTCGGTACAGGCATTGTATCAGGAATACGGACTTTTCTTTACAGAGGGGAACAACAACATCGAAGCAGGGATATTACGAGTAAACAGTTACATCGAACGTGGAAGATTGAAGATATTCAATAATTGTATAAACTTGCGTAAAGAGATTATCAACTACAAGTTTCCAGAACTAAAAACGGATAACTACAACAAGAACCTTGACGAGAAGCCTGTTAAAGCAAACGACCACGCTTGCGATTCCCTTAGGTACGGGATGATGCGATTACCAGAAGACCCTGATATGTTAGCAAACGATTCGTACAATCCACCTAAGCGTGTCACACAAGACGAGCCAGAATACGAATACGAGGACTTCTCAGGTCGTGGATTTTTATCTTTTGTATAAATTAAAGCCCACCTTGGGACACATCGTTGAGAGGTGTGGTGGGGAATGCTTATAGTATAGCAAAAGGAGAAAATTATGTCAAAACTTTACCCACATGCAGTCTATTACACAGATGGAAGTTACATGATTTACGATTTTAACGCGTCTGATGTAAAATCTATTGTTAAGCATTTACAGACCGAAGATAAAGGATTTTTAGAACTAAGCGTGGGGTTCCTTACATTTAAAGAAGTTCGTGCCATTATTAAACAAAAGGAAAAGGAAGAAGAACCGACAGAAGCAGAAGACGTAGACCCAGAGTTGTCTTTTAGCGTTCGGTCGTACTTGAATCAATTGCGAGGAGTGGAAAGATATTGAGAAACGATCAACAGATTGTCCAAAAGCTCTACCAACGTTTCCGTAAAGCTCAAACAGCGGTACAGAATAAACAGATGTTGTGGGCAGAGATGGATATGTTTGACCGAGGGGAACAATGGAAGAACGAATCCATTCCACCTTGGATTCCAAAACCGATTACAAACTACATTAGATACGTTCGTACATTAAAAAGAGCGAATCTAGCGTCTGCTATCCCACGTCCTACGTTCACAGCTTTAGTTCCAGAGTTTAAAGAGCAAATCTCTAAACTACAGAAAGCTCACGACCATGTATGGGAAACACAGAAAGTAGCTCGAGATGTGCGAGAGTGCATCGACAGAGCGTTGCTACAAGGAACCGCTATTGCGTACATTTACAATGACGACTATTTCTATGGTGGACAGTATTTTGGGGAGAGTGACCCACGCAATCGCTTGTACCAAGGCAAGATTTGTGTCAAGCGGTATCCTTTAGTTAACTTCTTTCCAGACCCTGATGCCTACGAGCTAGACGAGTGTAAGTGGATTGAGTGCACAGAACTCATGCCTTTAGCTAAAATTAAGACAAATAAGGTATTTAAGGACTATGTCATCGAAACGTATGGCAAAAACAAACTAGATATGCTCGTAAGTACCGAGTTAGAGTTCGATTCAAGTGCTAATGGAACCATTTTTGACCGTGATTCGCCACCTGATACGTCTACACAGAACATCGTAGGCGATGAAATGGCAACTGTGCACATTCATTGGGAGCGATTTATGAACGATGACGGTCGTATGCAGTTAGATGTTACCTATTACCTGCGAAATACCGACTTTTTCCTCTTAAAAATTGAAGATATGCAACCTAATGAGTACCCATTTGCTATCTTGTATGACGAAAAAGAAGAAAACGACTTCCACGGAACGTCTATGACGCAACAAATCCTTGAAAATCAGAAAGTTATTAACAAATTAGACCAGATTGTGTCGATTATTGGTACCTTGCATCAGAATCCGCAAAAGATTGTGTCCAGAGAATCAGGTATTAACGCTCAAGAACTTGCTAGGACAGGCACATTGCCCGGGAAAGTATGGACAACTAATGCAGATGTATCAGGTTCTATCTTTAATGTACAACCGCCTGAGATTCCGATGGGTGCAATGCAATTAAAAGAACGAATGGTACAAGATATTCGTGATATTGCAGGTATCAACGAAGCGTATACAGGTCAGTCTGTAGGCTCACTCACCACGTCTACAGGTGTAAACAGTTTGATTGAACGAGCTACCATTCGAGATAAAGATAAAATGATTCAGATAGACGCTTTTGTTGAAAGAATCAGTCATTTGATTGTATTGAATATACTTTATAAGTGGAAAGATATGCGACCAATCACAACAACAGCACCAAATGGAGAGCCTAGTTTCGATATGTACCAACCTGTTGACGAAATCACTGCATCTAACTTAGAATGGATAGTGAAGTCAGATGTATATGCTCGGGCACCAATTACCCAAGCATCTAAACGACAACAAGCCGATGCTCTCATCCAGATGCAAGGTCAATTTAATTATAACCCACCACTTATTACACCTGAAGAATGGATTCAATTCCAAGAATTTGAAATTCGAGAAGATATTTTGTATCGTATGGAGCAAGACCGTATTACGATGCAACAAAACGAAGCTCAAGACTTGGCTGGAATTGTGTCACAACTAGTTCAGCAAGCAACCCAAGGTATGGCTCAAGGTATGCCAGCAGAAGAAGTTCAAGCCATGATTCAACAATCCGCTCAAGAAATCGTTCAACAACGCCAGACTGAAGAAATGCGTAATGGTAGCCGACCTAGAGATGCCGCACAAGCACCACAGGCTCCACAAGGTACGACAGGTGCCTTAGCAATGCAAAATATGGCGAGGGGGATTTAATTATGCCGGGAATGTACAAAAAACCAATGACAAAGATGCCTATGAAAGCAAAACCAAAAATGGGTATGAAGAAAAAATCAATGATGAAAAAAGGTTATTAAAATGGCAAAATCACCAGCATGGCAACGCTCCGAGGGTAAAAATCCTAAAGGTGGCTTGAATGCGAAGGGCAGGGCGAGTTATAATAAGGCTACAGGGGGAAATTTAAAGCCCCCTGTTTCCCGTGAAGAAGCTCAACGCTCTCCTAAAAGTGCCGCTAGACGCAAGTCCTTCTGTGCTAGAATGTCAGGCATGAAGGCAAAAAATACATCATCTAAAACAGCCAATGACCCAAATTCTCGTATTAATAAGTCTTTGAGAAAATGGGATTGCTAAAAGGAGGAAATAATATGGTATCGATGCCAACAGGTGGTAAGTATTCGGATAACTACATTCAAAATGCAAACATGGAAAAAATGGTATCTAATAAGGGCGGCGGTAAGGTAATCAATCCTTGCGGTTACGGCTCGAAGAAATAATGAGGTGATTTTATGGCTATGCAAGACCCGTTTGAGCCATTTAAAAAACAAATGGAAAACTACTATGGTAAAGCAAGGGATATACCTAAAAAATTAAAAAAAGCAATTAAAAAATTAAATGCTCCAAAAGGAGATATAGCTGATTTTCGTGTAAAACCTGAAATGGGGGTACTAGGGCTAGCTCCTTTAGCTACTCGCCGTATGGGCAGAGTTGGAGAAGAAATAGATAGAGCCACAGATCGTGTTGTAGACTCATCTACGTTAGGTTTTAAAAGTTATGTTGACAAAAAGCAAACAGGTAAAACTCCAAAATATGCTAGTAAAAGAAAATTTAAAAATGACAAACTTGGCTCATCGTTAGATTTTGTTGCAGATTACGCTAGTTTAATATCACCAACTGGCGGTGCAAAGGGTGCGGTAAAAGCAACTGGTAAAGCGGCAAAACAAGTAACAGAAGAAATTGCAAAAAAACCTGCTGGTAAAAAGAAAACATTTACAATGAAATATAAAAAGCCAAATAGCTTTAATGAGGATGGGGCATGGAGTGGGAATGGTAGAGTGGTTGCAGAATTTCCTAAAGGAAATCCAAATATACCTAAGGGCGGCGGAGTGACAGAAGCAAACCCCGGTCAATATCAAAAAGAAATGGAAGAATTAGCACGTTTAAATAAAGCTCGTAATTTTTTAAGTAATATCGAACGGGAACAAAGAAAATATGAATCAATGGCACAAGCACTTAAAGGAAAAAGACCAAACCGTACTTATACGATAGATAATTTAAAAACTGATAAACCATTATTTAGAGAACCAAGTGGGGTGTATGAAGTGCCAGAACCATTTAAAACTTCTAAAAAAATTATAAACAAAAAAGCTGTAAAAAAATTAAAAGGAAATAGACCAAAGTACGCTAACAAACCCGGAACATATAAACCTACTAAAAAAGAACAAGAAGATCTACGTAAATTTTTAGATTTAGATAATCCTGATTAATCCACTCACTGAGTGGATTTTTTTATCACTATTGCAAATGTGATAAATATTTGTTATCATGTATTTGGGATACTAGGTCAAATTTCGTTTGGTGGCGTATACACTCCTAGCCCACACACTTTCGCTACCCAAGCGTAAAAAGGGGAAGGGGACAATTATGGCAGAAAACACAGTTTTAGACGAAGAAATCTTTTCATTTGAAGATGAAGAAGATTTTGACGAAGAAGAAGTAGAAGTCGAAGAAGACGATTCGGATTACGAAGAAGATGATTCCGAAGAGTACGAAGAAGATTATGAGGATTACGAAGAAGAAGAAGAAGTAGAAGAAGAGTACGAAGAACCATCTAGCAAAAAGCAACAAACTCCAGAAGAAAACGCAAGATTCGCTGAAATGCGTAGGCAAAGTATCATAGACCAACGTGTAAAAGAAGAATTAACAAATTCTGTAGAATATAGAACTGCTCAGATTTTATCTGAAATGTATGGTGTTACACCCGAACAACTTTATCAAAAAATTGAAGAGGGTCGTGTAGCAAGACAAGCTGAAGAACAAGGCATACCACTTGAAGTTGCGAGAAGTCTTGAACAATATAAAAATGAGTTGGGTACATACCAACAGAAACTTCAACAATTAGAATTTCAATCATGGTCATCACAAGTCGATGCTCAAGCCAACGAAATTAAAAAACAATTTCCTATGCTAACAGACGATGATTTGCATGATTCAAAAGTATATTTGCTTCAAACTATTCGCAATCCAAACATGCCATTGGAACAAGCTGTATTTGCATTACACGGTGCTAAAATTACGAATGCTTACAGAAGTAATGTTCGTAATGAAGTCCTCGCTGAAGTGTCGGGTCGCAAAAAGGGAGCGTTACCCCCACAAACTAGGAAAGCAAGCACCGCCCAATCTCTCACGCAAGATGAGGCATTAGCGGCTAAAGCTTTAGGTGTATCTATAGATGATTACCTTAAATTCAAAGATTAAGAGGAGGTTTTACACATGGGATTCTACTATCGTAGACCAGTCGTGGGTGATGCTGTACAGCCTGTAAAAGATTACCCCATTGCCAGCGGAACTACAATTGTTCCCGGTGACATTGTCCGTTTGGATAGCAACGGTGCAATTGTAAAAGCGGCTACAGGAAGCACTACAGTCCTTGGAGTTGCAGAAGGAACAGATTTTGTTAACGGTAAAGCAAAAGTACGTATTACAGGTGATGCAGTTTATCAAGCTGATTTTGTTGGTGCAGGTGCATTGACTGTCGGTACTGCATATGGTATTGATGGTTCTGGTAACCTTGATACTGCTGACACATCCGTTACAATTGCAAGAATCATAGAAGTTGTTGATGGCAAGCCTTACGTAGTCATCATCAGCAGACAAATGTTATAAGGGGGGAACGTAGATGACAGTTTCAACAGCACAAGTAAACTATGGTAAATTACTCGAGCCGGGCTTACGTAAGATTATTTTCGAAACTTACAATGAAAAGCCAGAGCAGTACAGCCGTGTGTTCAATGTAATTTCTTCGCAGAAAGCCATTGAAACAGATGCTCGTATGGGCGGTTTCTCGATGTTCAACGAGAAAGCTACGCTTGATACTACTGAGTACGAAGACATGACAAAACTCGATACTGTTCAGTATAAGCACGTTACTTACTCCAAGGGATTCCTTGTTGAAAAGGAGCTTGTTGATGATGAGCAGTACGGTCAAATTAAAAAGGCGGCTCAAGCGTTGGCTCGTGCGGCTCGTTCCACAGTTGAAGTTAAAGCGGCTTCGGTACTAAACAATGCGTTTACTACTTCCACTACTAACTGGAATGGTGAAGCATTGATTTCTGCTACTCACGCATTGCTTGGTGGCGGAACTTCTTCCAACAGCCTTGGAACAGTTGCTCTTTCCGAACCAAACCTTGAACTTGCATTTAAACTTGCTCGTGAACAAGTTGATGAGCGTGGATTGAAAATTCAAATGAATCCAAACTTGCTAATTGTTCCTCCGGGACTTGAGTTTACTGCTGAAAAGATTGCAAAATCCGTTCAGTTGCCCGGTTCGCAAGAAAATGATATCAACCCATTGCGTGGTCGTTTCCAAGTTATCGTTTTAGATTACTTGACTGACGTTAACGCATGGTTCTTGGCTGACACTGCTATGATGCCTTTGAACTTCTTCTGGCGTGAGAAGATGTCCTTCAAGTCCGAAAACGACTTTGACACAGACGTAGCGAAGTACAAAGCTCGTATGCGTTTCAGTTATGGTTGGACTGACTGGAGAGGTATTATTGGTTCGAACCCAGCTAATCCTTAATCTATAATTAAATGACCTTGGGGGATGTGCTTTCGAGCCTCCCCCTTAATTACTATAAGGGGGTGAAAATTGTGCGACCAATTACAAGAGAAGACTCATTTTTAGAGTTTCAAGTCAATAGATTAATTGCCGAGCTTCAAGAGTTTCGAAAGTTGTTTGAGCCTAAACAAGAAGTACAATTAGAACCCGTTGTTGAAGAACAACCTGTAGTTGTAAAAGGGAGGAAAAAACGTGATACTCTCTGAGATGATTACTCTTACAAATTCCTATATAGATGACGTAGCACCTAACGATGAGGTTATTCGTTGGTTAAATATGGGCAAAGATCGTATGGCGATTGAAGTAAAATCAACGTTTCCAGACTTGCCTACGGTTGCACAAGACCAAACATTGACTGCTACATTTGTATTTCCTGCTAAATATCATGAAGTTCCTTGTTTATATGCCGCGGCTATGTATCGTGGTCAGGAATCTTCATTGAATGAAAAAGGAAGTTTTATGCAACAATTTGAACTTGGAGTGCGTAATTTTTCGGAAAATTACAACCCTCCAATGCAGTATCGTGACGAACATAATATCATTCAGTATACTGCAACCGCAGGACAGACTGATTTTACTATTGCAAATGATATGTTTACTCCATTCTATGGTGATGTACGATTCTACGTTAATAGTATTCCAAATGATTATTTTGTAGTTCAAAGCAAGGATTTGTTTAAGTATGTGGGGACTACTCCTTTAGCCAATGGAGCTAAAGTTACGCTCATATTTGAACAAAACGCTAATTTTATAGAGCCACCTTATCATTGGATGAGGAGTTGGTAAACTGTGGTAAGAGCTAATTTTGCACCAGACCCATCTGTACAACGCTTTGAAGCCTATATGAACTTTATAGGTGGATTAAACATAGAAACATCTAATGAAACACTTAGAGAGAATGAGTTTACTGTATTTGATAACTTAGACTTGTCTACTCGTGGCTCAGCTAGACGTAGAACAGGGCGTGTCAATACGTTAGGTTTTGAGTTTGGTAGCAATGACATTGGTCAAGGTATGTTCTTTTTTTATCGAGCAGACCAAACAACACCTGACAGAATCTTAGCTATCAACGGTAAATTATACCGTATGCCACCAACACCATGGTCGATAAATAGTGAAACTCCAACAGGTACAATTGATGGTACAAATAAAACGTTTAATTTAGCTAACGGATTTATTCAAAAAGCCATTACATATCCTGTTGCAGACAATCAAACACTTGTTGCTAACGATTTAGTTATTTTAAATGGTCAAAATAAAATTGAAAAGTATGTATCAACTGGCACAATCATGGGTTATGTTAAGTCTTTTGATACAATTAAAAGAACAGCAGAAATCTTTGAGTTTGTAGCTACTGTAGACGGTACGATAACAAGTGCATTTACGTTGAATTTTAGAACAGGCGTAATTACATTTACTACCGCACCTACGACAAGTGTCAGTATTAAATATAAATATCAACTTAAATTGTTTACTGTTGAAAATTTAACCAGCAACACTTTTCAAACAGCAAAAGCCATTGAAGCTGTGCAGTTTGGCGATGATTTGTATATTGCGACAGGCACAGAATTTTGTATGATTGGGTATAGTGATGACCCTGCATGGGTGGCATCTACAGCATACAAAATCGGCGATCGAGTTATTGTAACATCAACAGGTCGATTGTATGTTTGTACCATTGCAGGTACGTCAGGAACAACTGCACCATCGCACACTTCAGGTGAAGCTACAAACGGAACTGCAACGTTTTCATATATTGGTGTTGTATCGGAAAAAACATTCGCAAAAGTTGTTGACCCCTATAAACCTAGCATTCTTGAAGTTCTTAACATTGGTACAAATGGTTTAGCGTCTAATCCTGATACTTGGATACAAAATACAACAGACGAGTTAACTGCGGCGGCATTAACAATAAAAACAGTTACACCATCGACTTTTACTCCCGTTGTTAACCAACCTATTACATTTACAGTTTATTATACAAAAACGTCAGGGATTACAACTGTTCAAGGTCAATGGGAGTATAAACGTTCGGATGAAACAACATGGGCAACAGTTAAAGCATTTACTGATTTTCCAACAGGTAAAACGCATGATTTTGTATTTCCTAGCGGAACTAAGTACGACATCCGTGTATCAATTCGAGATAAAAACAATACATCTAATCTAGTCGTATTTTACTTAGATGAATACAATGTAAACTTATATAATCCTTCTGGCGATGGAGTTCCTCGTGTTTCTGGAATTGATACATGTACAAAAATTAGGTTGCATTGGGACAGACTGATTCTTTCAGGCGATAGTACAGACCCATACCAAGTTTATATTTCAGACTTGAGTGCACCAAACTATTTTCCTGTAACAAACACAATTAACTTCGACATTGGAAAGAAAGAAGCAATTGTTTCCATCGTTCGTTATAAAAGCGACTTGATTATATTTACTAAATCAACAGTGCAAGGCTTGTACGGTAAAAGTCCCGAAGATTACACTAGGCGAATTATACACGACAACATTGGTTGTATCGCACCATTGTCGGCTAAAGTAATTCGAGATGACATATTTTTCTTGTCTGACCAAGGCTTGTACCGACTATACCCGACTCCTCTAGCTTTCGAGAATTTACGATTAACTAGAGTTGACACACAGATTCGTTCTGCAATTCCGTATGACGAAAAATCAAGTGCAATGGTGTATGACAATCAATACTGGATTTGCTTTCCTAGCCAATCATTAATCTATCGTTATTACTACGATATTGGTTCATGGACAAGGGATAAATCAAACTATCTAAATATTATAGAATTTGAACAATATGCGGAAGATATTTACAATTTTACAGAAAAAGGGAACTTGTGGAAACACGATACTTCAGTATATTATGATATTAATAGTACAAGTCCATACGAAATGATTGTAAATACAAAATTCCTTGATTTAGCCGCACAGTTTAACTATAAAAAGATTCGTAGAATGTACGTGCTTGGAAGGCATTTTAACGGTGTAAACAACAATATGGAAGTAAGAGTGTACGCCGACTCAGCATTAGTTCTCACACCAGACTCAGGATTTGCTAGTGTAGACCCTGTAACAAATACTGTCATTTGGAACACGACAACACAACCAAATATGTACTTCTACACAGGTACGGACTTTGGCTCATGGTTAATAGGACAGTCAGCATGGGGAGATGTACAATTGTCAGTGCAACGAGCAGATGTCAGAGGGAAATCAAGACGTGTGAAAGTTAGTTTCTTACACAAACTCGATGCACCATTTGAACTCTACGGTTTCGGTCTAGAGTTTAAGATTAAGAGAGTTTAGAAAGGAGTGGTAGTATGGCAGAAGTCAACCCCGGGTCGTTAACGAACTGGCAAAACGGTCAAACGATTACAGCAGAAGCGTACAAACAAGAACGTGAGATATTGTATACTGCAATCAATGACAACTATGCCCGACTCATTAAGTTGTACCGAGTATTAAACTCAGACGGTTCAACTAAAACGACTCAAAATCTTGGAACGGCAATCAACTACCTTCAGTTTAGGGATACTAGTGCGATTCAAATTTCTTTGGACAACACTACATCCACGTTAACATTTACCGTAGCTAACGGTGCTGTTGGAACGACTGCGATTGCAGACGGTGCTGTAACTACAATTAAAATTGCGGATTTAAATGTAACTACAGGAAAGATTGCTGATTTGGCAATTACTGATGCAAAACTTTCAACAACAGGTGTTTCTGCTGGTACATATCGTTCGGTTACAGTCGATACTAAAGGTCGAGTTAGTGCAGGTACAAATCCTACTACACTAGCAGGATATGGCATCACAGATGCTACACCATCTAGTCACATTGGCTCAGGCGGCAACCAACACGCTGATGCCACAACAGGTACGGCAGGATTTATGTCTGCTTCAGATAAAACTAAGTTAGATGGCATTGCCGCTGGAGCAGAAGTAAATCAAAATGCTTTTTCTAAAATTGCTGTTGCAGGACAATCTGATGTCGATGCTGACACTAAAACAGACACATTAAATCTTGCAGGTGGCACAGGTATCACAATCACGACAAACGCTACAACAGACACAGTTACAATTACTGCAACAGGTTCTGCCGCACCTGCGGCTCATGCTTCTACTCACGTGACTGGTGGAACAGACGTAATTGCGAATGCGGTAGCAAGCGGTAATAGCGGTTTGATGAGCGGTGCTGATAAAGCAAAATTAGATGGTTTGCCAACTAGTGCTTTATCGACTGCTGGTGGAACTATGACAGGTACACTTGTTCTTAGTGGTGCCCCGTCAAGCAACAACGATGCGGCAACTAAATTGTATGTAGATCGTGCTTCAGTAGGTTCAGAAGTATATGCTTATAGAAACTTTGGAGGTGCATTGTAATGCCAGCAAATACATTACCTATTTTTCCTTTAACTCCCAAGGTATCATGGGGAACCGTTACAACCGCCAATACCGCAAAGGATGGCACAGGGACGGTGGTCACTGTCTTTACGGCAGGAGCAGATGGCTCAAGAATTGACCAGATCAAAGTTAGAGCCTTGGGAACCAACGTGGCAACTGTTATGCGATTTTTTGTCAATAACGGCTCGACCAACGCTACAGCGGCAAACAACACATTAATTCATGAAGTGACTATTGCGGCTACAACTTTGTCCGAAACCGCGGCTCTAGCGGACAACAACATCACCATTAACATTAACACAACCGAAACTGTCCCACCAATTCCATATTTACAAGCAGGTTACAAAATCAACGTTACGATTGGAACCACGGTTGCGGCAGGTTTGGCAGTCACTGTTCACGGTGGTGATTACTAATGCCACGTAGTTTTGATGGATTTTTCAAACCTGTAAAAGACGCTAAACGCAGAGCAGAACTAGATATAGACTCAATAGAGTATTTGGTTGTCGCTGGTGGAGCAGGTGGTGGCGGAGCAGGTGGTGGTGGTGCTGGTGGTTATTTAACTGGCACCGCTTCAATTAGCTTAACTACTTCTTACACAGTAACAATTGGAGCTGGCGGTTCTGGTGGCTCCACGGGTAACAGTAGAGGAAACGATGGCAACGATTCTCTTATTAATAACATTGCTACTGCTAGTAAAGGTGGAGGTGGTGGAGGTTTTAGTACCACTACTCAAAACGGTCGTGCTGGGGGTTCTGGAGGAGGTGCAGGTTCATCTAGTACATCTCCATTTGCTACAGGAACCGCAGGAACAGGCACAGCAGGACAAGGTAATAACGGGGGAACTGCTGTAGCAACAGGCGGAACTGGTTTTGGTGGCGGTGGTGGAGCTGGTGCTGTTGGTGGTAACGGTAGTGCGGATACAGGTGGTAATGGTGGCAACGGTCTATCATCTTCTATCACAAGCATACTCACAACTTATGCAGGCGGTGGCGGTGGTGGTGGTAACATTACCAACGGAACAGGTGGCACAGGTGGCGGTGCAAACGCACGTGGCGGCACAGGAACTGCCAATACAGGTGGTGGTGGCGGTGGTGGGTACAATAGTGTTGGCGGTGCTGGTGGAAGTGGTATTGTTGTAGTACGTTACCCTGCGAATCGAAAAGATATTCGGTTTATTGCTACAGGATTAACATTTACAAGGACTGTAGTTGATGGATTTAAAATCTACACATTTACAGCAGGAACAGATATTATTATATTCTGAGGTGATACCATGGCACATTACGCCTTTCTTGATGAAAATAACATAGTAACCGAAGTTATCGTTGGCAAAGATGAAGGCGAAGACGGAATTGATTGGGAAAACTATTACGGTCAGTTTCGTAAACAAGTCTGTAAGAGAACGAGCTATAATACTCAAGGCGGTGTTCATCAGTTAGGTGGTACACCATTTCGTAAAAACTATGCTGGCATAGGCTACACCTATGATGCAGTTCGGGATGCATTTATCCCACCTCAACTTGAAGGTAACTATATATTAAACGAAGAAACTTGTCTTTGGGAGGAAGTCCTAAATGAAACAACTAGCGGCGAATAGTGGTGTAGCATTTGTTGGCTCCATCGTTGGGTATTTATTTGGGGGGTGGAGCGAATTGTTGGCGTTGTTCTTTTTCGTAGTTATTGTAGACTACATCACGGGCGTACTAGCGGCGATAACCGAAAAGAATCTTAGTTCTTCTGTAGGCTATAAAGGACTTGTTAAGAAGTTTGGTATGGTTATTGTGGTTGCGATGGCATATCAACTAGATAAATTTACAGGTACAAATGTTATTATGACAGGTGCAATTTTCTTCTTCGTAGCTAATGAACTTGTAAGTATTACTGAAAACTATGGTCGTATCGGATTACCATTACCGCCACAGCTTAAAAACGTCATAAAAATATTGAGGGATAAGAATGACAATTTATAGTGGGTATCGTATTACAAGTCCGTATGGCGATCGTATACATCCAATAAAAAAGACAAAAATATTTCATCGAGGAATCGACTTAGTTATTGGCAATAAAAAGCCTATCAATTCTTTTACTGATGGTGAAGTAGTGTTTGCTAAAGAAGGTAAGGAAGGTTCAGGATTTGGTAATTATGGAAACGTTGTCGCTGTTCGAGATAAGAACGGTGCATTGCATTGTTACGCACATCTTGATACAATAGGAGTGAATGTTGGCAATATAGTGAAACGTGGCGACCCTATTGGAACTGAGGGTAATACAGGACAATCGGCAGGTTCACATTTGCATTACGAAGTACGTCTTAAAGATAGCCCAAGTTTTGGGTTTGGTACTCATACAGACCCTACAGAATACTTAACTAAATTCTATGAAGAAGAATTAAAAGTTAGCTCATGGGCGAAAGAAGCCGTAGAATGGGCAGTTAAAAATAAAATTACTGACACGGATGGTTTGAAGGAAACGCTAACAAAAGAGCAAATAATTACACTAATTTATCGAGCGAAAGGGTGATTTTGAATGGCAGAAAAACCAAAAGAGTATATTCGTAGGGGTAACATGGCATTTACAGAACATAATGGTAAAATGCAATTAATACCTTGGGATACGTTTCAAGAGTTGTATCCTAATAATAAAAATAAAGCTCCTAACGCTATTCAGCCAACTGGATATGAGAATTATGAACAGAAGCAAAGGAGACAGAATCGTAAGACTGGATTTAACATGCAAACTATAAGTAATTTACAAAAAGGTATAAAAGCTAGCCCTAAACAACCGTTTACTTCAAACAAAAGTAATAATACACCAACTAATACACAGTTTCCTTCAGTTAAACAATTTCAGTTTCCTTCAGTTAAAAAAACTAGTGCACCAGCAAACCCAAATAATCCAAATAATGAAACGGCTGTATCTGGTAATTTAAAATCACAGCCAGCAAAAATTCAAACAAATTCAACAGTAGCAACACCAAAAGTAAATAATAATACAAATACAAATACAAATACAAATACAAATACAAATACAAATACAAATACAAATACAAATACAAATACAAATACACAAACAGCACCAAAACAAACGGTAAAACCACAATCAAAAGTAACTGTTACATTACCAAACGGAGTAAAAACAACAGCGTATATTAATCCTAAAGACAATAGAACTTATTATGATAAAGATTTTACAAAACCTTTAAAAACACAAGGTGCTAAAGTTACTAAAATTACAGGTGATAAACGGGATGACTTTACTCGATATAAGAAATTTGAAGAACTTAGTTAAATTGAGTAGCCAATGATTTAGGTCATTGGCTTTTCTTAGAAAGGAGTGTATGTAATGGCTAAACAACCTAGTCAGCTTGAAATGTTATACAATGCTAGTTCTAAACCTCAAGACATTGTGAATAATCCAATGTTTAACAATTATATGAGAACAGTTCAATATCCAGAACTTTTTAACCACTTGTCAAAAGGCGGTTCAATGGTTACTTTACCAAATAAACCAGCTCCATTAAGTATGTCGGGTATGCCTCCTGCAGTTCAAAATATTATGAGTCAATCAACAACTAGTTCTGCACCACCAAAAATAACTTTTCCAAATGTCAAGAAAACAAGCACATCAACAACAAAACCAGCTTCGACAAATAAAGTAGCAGTAGCAAAGCCAACAACAACTAACTATTCAAAACCAGTATCTGCGGCGGTATCAGCACCTGCAAAAACAACTGTTACTATTCGACAAGTGGATGGAACAACCAAAACAGGCTACATTGACCCAAAAGATAACCTTACTTATTATGACGATGGCACTCGTGTAACGTTTGATACAGGTGCTGTATCAGTTGTAAAAGGTAACACAACCTTCAATGTCAAAGGAGCCAAAACTCCTTCTGCTGGAGGTGCTGTTGTAGCTAGTGCAGGCACAACAGGCGGTACTGGAGCAGGTGCACCTACAGGTGGTGCTGTTAAAGAAGAAGCAAAGGCACCTGCGGCGGCTACAGAAACTCCTGCTGAAATTTATTTGCCGAACCCGACAGGTGGGTATACTAGACAACAAGGTTACGTTCGTGGTGGAGTAACTTATTATAAAGATGCAAACAATGTGGAACAACGAGCTCCTATTAATGCTGTAGTTAATGCAAAAGATTCAAAGGGAAATGACCGTTATTTCCAAAGAGGAGAAACTGGTGGGACAAAATTAGAGGGCGATGCACTTAATCAGTTTTTAGCCGCTCTACAAGCTGGTGACCAGATTAATCAACAAGTTAAAAATACTGAAAACTTTGTGACCCGACTTGAAGCAAACCGCAATCAAGCGATTACTGGTGCTGAAAGACAAGCTGAAATGGCAAGGCAAGGCATGCAGAACCAAATGTTTCAAGATTGGTTAGGCGTAAGACAAGCCATGACGAATCGTGGACTCACTGGGTCAGGTATTGCAGAAGATGCAAATACTCGACTAGCTATGGCTCAACAACAACAATTAGCTAATCTGTTTACAGGTTTAAGCACTCAAATCAACGAGATTAATCAAAACGCTGATTTGACGAAGCAAGAGAAAGAACAACAAATCCTTGATTTGCAAAACTCTTACAATGATTTACAGCGACAAATTGCTAGCGGTATGACTGAACAACAATTAAAACAAGCTCAAACACAAGCTGAAATTGCTAAAGCACAAAGTGAAACAACTAGAGCAGAGCAACAAGCAAGATTAGATTGGGCAAAAGTATTTGGAGTAGACCCAGAAACAGGAATAGCTACGCAAGCGGCAAAAGAATTTGAAGCAAGCATGGATTTAAAATTAAAAGAATACGGATTAAGTGTTGCTGATGTAACAGGTTATATGCCATCTACAGACGCAAATGGTAATACTATTTATGTTCCGACTTTAGAAAGACAAAAGTTTTTAGATAAACAAGCAACCGATATTCGAAATAGAAATGACAGAATATACGAGTTTAATCAACAGATGTTGATGGCAGGTCAAAAAGCTCAAGCAGAAGCCTTTAATAATAAAGTTCAAAACATTGAAGGTGGCTTAACAAACTTGATGGATTACACTAAGTCTGTGTATGATGCGGCGTATAAAGCGTACTCAGATATACCAGATAAAAAATCTGATGAAGCTGTAGAAGCCTACGATACAATGCAAGGTGCATTTGACCAATGGATTTCAACAGGTGCTCAATATGCACAGTTTAACAAAGACCCATTAAACTACGTTGATAATGTCTCGAATAAGAAAGCTTCTTCAACAGGAATGGCACCGTCAGCTAACAAAAAGAATATCGGAGATTTCTTAACTGATTGGTCACAATACATGTAAAGTAAGGAGGTAATTATATGGCAATAAACCCACCTAATACACAAAACAAAATACCTTATATTCAAAATACCCAACAGCCAACGTTGCCATACGACCCGTTGGCTTTGGCAAGGTCTTCCTACGATTACACTTTAGATGTACCTACAGTTACAACTTCCGCTTTGCCAAAAGAAGTTTCATCTGGTAAAAAAGCTCCAAAGATGTCTGGTCTTGGAACAAACATTTGGACAGCTTTAGATGCTCTTTTTGCGGCTGGAACAGCAGTAACAAACCAAGTAGCAAACTGGACAGATGGTAAAAGCGATTGGAAAGATATTCCTTTAGCTGAATCCTTTACACAAGGTTGGCAAGGAATGAAAGAAGCATGGAAAGATGGAGAGATTGGTTTAAAAGATATTCCAACTTTTGGTTTTGCCGCTGGTATCACAGAAAAAGGCAAAAAAGGTAAAGACATCGTAACTAATTTAGGTCTTGAAGATAGAAAAGGCAAATTAGATTGGGCAGATGTTATTGGGTTTGGAGCAGATGTTGCATTAGACCCATTAACTTATTTAACACTTGGATTTGGTAGCGTTGTTAAAGCAGGTGCTAGAGGAGTTAGACTAGCCACACCAACAGTTTTAGCTAAATATGGAATCAAAAACTATAAGGCTGTTGGTAAAAATGCCGAAGCTGTTATTAGTAATGCTGAAAAAGCAGTTATTAATCAAAAGACTGCTGATTACATGAGTAAGGGTGCGTCAGAACAACTTGCAACTCGTTTAGCTACTAAAGACGCTGAAAAAGCTGTTACTGAACTTGGTGATGTTTTAAAAGCTAGCCGTTCTGATGCTGAAAAGTTTATTGGATTCCTTGATGTTCCATTTACTGAGAGAACGAAAGGTCTTATTAAACGACCAGAATGGCTCAAGCGTAAAGCTGGCGAAATTGGTAAAGATGGTGCTCAACAACTTGTTAGCAAGTTAGTTCAAAAAGGCATGACAAATACAGAAGAAATTAAAGCATTTTTTCAAAAGAAGTTTGGCAAAGCTGACCCTGCTACATTAACTCGTGCTGAATCAGACTACTTTTTAAAAGAACTTGACCGAATCCGTATTGCTAATCTTCCTAACGCTAAAGTAACAGAAAAAGTTATGAAACAGTTTCCAGAAGTTACAAAAGATGTACAAAAAGCCATTGATAAATTTCAAGAAGCCGCTGGTGTTAAAGGCGTTAAAAAACCAGTTAAAGCCGCGGCACCTGCTACAATAGAAGAAATGATCACTGTTGCACGTGGTGGACAACCTGCTGAGCAACAAGCAAAGACATACCGAGAAGTTGCTGATTATGTTAAGTCTGAACTAACACAAGTAGCAAAAGGCGATGCAGAGAACCTTACACGGTTAATCCAGTCTCAGTTTAAAGTACCAAGAGAAACTGCTCGCAGTATTATCAACCAGTTAAAGAATGATGGTGTTCTTGTACCAAGCAAACAAGCTGGTATTGTTTTTGATGTTAATAAAGGTGCAAATATATCAGATTTGGTCACAAAAGCCGATGTTGATAGATACATTGGTGAAAGCAATGAAAATCTTTACAACATTGCTAAGCGATTAGTTACTGAAGGAAGTATTCCTGATGTTAAAAATGATAGAAGTGTTATTGCTAACTTTATTAATGCGGTGGAAAATGGTGCACAATTAACTCAAAAGCAAATTGATGAAGCTAGAAGGCGTGTTACTAAGTACACAGGTCAAACTGTACAAAAAGTTCAGTCTAGTGTTTCTAGAGTTTCAGCGGAGTCTATGAAAAATCGTTCTAGTGTAGCTTTCATGATAAATAAAGCTACAGATGATATCAAGGCATTACAAACTGCAAAGAAAGAAGCGTCTAATGCTTTAAGCACTGCAAGAAAAAATCTTAAAGATCAAAATACAAATGCAATTAGAGAAACCAAAGATAGTCTTCGTCAAATAAAAGATGAAGCTAAAGCAAAAGTCGATGATATAAATAAAAAAATAACAGAAGCAAGTAAAAAAATTGAAGAATATGATAAAAAAATAACTGACGCAAGTGCACAGTTAGCAAAAGCCCGAGAAGTCGCGGATACAAAAGAAGTTATTACGCCAGTAGTTAAACCTGTGGAAGTTGAAAGTTTATTGCCATATCAATTAGAAAAATATAAAAAGTTATTGACTCCAAAACAAAGAACTAATTATTTAGAAGAACTTGCGGCTGAAAAGCTGTTTGCTCAAGGTTTTCGAGTAGCTATTGTATCGGATAAAAGTTTAAACGGTGGAGTTATAACTAGATTCACTGATATCGAGGATAGTAAATTAGCAGATTTAGCAAGACAAGGAAAGCTTGACGAACGGGAAACTCTGCGGAAACAACTTATTAAAAAATATACAGATGAAATGAAAGCCCTTAATGCTTCAGATGAAACAATCAATAAATTAAATAGAACGATAAAAACAACTCGTACATATTTATCAAAAGCTAAAGCAAATTTAACAGGTTATCGAGTAGAGTTGCCCACTTTGCAAGCTAAGTTTGACGAAGCTAAGAAGGCATGGAAAGGGTTTGACCCAGCTTCTGTAAATTTGGAAAAAAGTAACGATGCGATTAAAGCGGCTGAAGAAGCATTAAAGCAAGCCGATGATGCTCTTACTAGCAAAATCGATGAGCTAAATAAATTAGAAGAAGCAAGAAAAGCAGAATCGATTCCTGAACAAATTCGTCAAATGATACAACCTGCTCCAACACCTGTTCAAAAACCAAAAAGAACTTTCCGTGTAGCTAAACCTGAATTTAAAGCTAAACCTGAAGCTAAGTCGCAACCGCAACCACAAAAAGTTACTTACGACAAAGTATATGGAAAGCGGCAATCACCAGATGCTAGACCAAAAGTTGAGGAAGGCTTGACTAAAGCTCAAAACTTGTTAAAGTCTTGGCAAGCAAAAGAAGCTCAGCTTCGAGCTAATCCGCCAAAAGTACAAGCGGAGACACCGCCAGTCACAGCACCGACTCAAGCACCACGTATTCCATATAATCCAACTGAAACAAAAGCTGTGGAGGAGCATTTTGCAAAAGAAACAGGTAATACAATTAAAATTATTTTTAAACCTTATCAAGGACGACCGTCAAACAAATTTATTAAAACTTTTGAAGAATTTCTTGCGTTTCAAATTACTCCTAGAGCAAAGTATGCTCAAGAAATTGCTTTATTAACAAAAGCTACTGGCACTGGAAGAAGACCAGCGGTTGTTAAAACTAAAGCGATGCTTCAAAAAGAAATTGATAAAGTTGAAAACCAAATTCAGGGACTGATAAATAATAAACTTATTGTTAAACAAGATGGAAAAAATGTTGTAAATACTGCAATAAATATGAGTCAGAAACAAAAAGAATATGCTGAATCTTTGATTAAACAAATTAACAGTTTAAGAAAAAGATATGACAAAGCTCCTGTAACAGCACCTACTCCAAAACTTCCTGTAGCCGCTGTAGATGAAACACCAAAAAGTATTAATCAAAAATTAATAGATGATGTTGCAGAAAAAGAAAAATTATTAAAACAAGCTCGTGAAGAGTACAAAAAGTTTTTGCAAGGAGAGTATACTGTAAAAGTCAAAACACGAAATAAACAAGGCGAAATTGTTTATACTGATAAAAAAATTACGAAGCCTGATATTACTGAAGAAGAATTGGTTAAACTTGAAAACGAAACATCAAAAGCCTTAAGAACGATGGCTGAAAAAATAAAAAATCAACCAATTGCAGAAACAAAACCACTTAAGTTAACAGCAAGCCAACAGAAAAAGTATGACGCTCTTAAAACAGATGCAGATAAAGCTGATTACCTTGAGAGACTACAAGTAATAGACAATTTACCACCATTTAAAATGACTGAAAAACAAATGGCTAAATTTAATAGCTTGCCAGAAGAGCTAAATTTAGCAAAGAAAGACAGACAGAGAACTATATATTTTAACGAATTAGAAACAGAGTATGTTACTAAACAACTTGCTAAATATTACAAAGAAAAAGGTATGACAAAAGTTCGTTATACTCCAAGTCAACTTCGAGAATTAAGCAAGTTGACAGGAAAAGCAAGAGAAGATTTCTTAACTAAAATCAAAGACGAAGCTGAGTTAATAGGTAGAGTTAGAGTTTTTGGTGAACTTTCTGATAAGATTGATAATGCTGTAGCTATGCGTCAGCAATTAACTGAATATCAAAATACAATGGCTCGATTAGTTGAACAAGGTCGAAAATTAAATGACGATTTTCTAAATGCACAAAATGTTTTAAACAAAGCAGGATTACCAGAAGTTCCAAAAGTAACAAAAACAGCCGACCCTGCTATTCAAAAATATAATCAAGATTTAAATGAAGCAAGACAGAATGTTCTTAAGTATAGTGATGAAGTATTAAAAGCTGAAAAAACATTGAATGATTTTGATGCTAACATAGCTTACTTCTCTAAATTAGATCAAACTATACCTGTCGAAAATATCAGTAATGCAGTTGAACAAATCGTCTCGACACCGATAACTGCTAGATTTAAACCAAAAACTCAACGCACTGCACCTACAACTGGTGAACTGCCGAAACTTGATAATGTTGATTTAAACAATCCAGCTACGGCTGAGCTTGGCGGTCAAGTATTAAATAATATTATGGATAAGTTAGACGAAGTTGTAACAGGGACTACCAAAACAAAGAATCTTGTAAGGTTGCCTGCTGGCGTTGTTAAAACAGGTAAGAGAAAATCAGGTGCCGTAAAACCAGTACGAAAAGTAACTCGTATGCAAAAAGTACTAGATGAAGCCGAGAAAGCACCGCCTATATTACAAAGAGAAGTCGAATTTATACCTAGGACTGACGCGGCTAAAATTATCAACAGTAGTTTCCGTTCGTTCCAAGGTGATGCAGTAGGTAAAAGTAAACTGTGGGGTTTCTTATCAAAAAATAAATATATGAATCCTAGAACTTTAGGTACAGGTAATGACTATCTAGATTCATTTGGAAAAGACATTAAGAAAACAGATATTAAATTGTACGGCAAAAAATACGAAATGATGAAAGAAGTCGCTAAGATTGACAAAGCAGTCAAAGAAATGACTCAGGATGAGATTGATTCAATCATTTACTTTATGCAAAAAAGTTATCCCGGGAAAATGAATGCAAGCCAATATTTTACAAAATTAGGTATAGACGCTGATGGTATCGAAAGAATTAAAGATGTAAGCATTAGCATGGGTAAAATCTTTAAGAAAATAGGCGATGAACAACAGCAAGCCCAATTACTAGGTATGCTTCGAAGAAATTATTTTCCACACGTGTATAAGTTAAGCGATGAACAAAGCGAAATGTTACTGCTTCGTTACGAAGATGACCCTATTGTTAAACAGTTACTAGGTCGTTCGCAGAAAGATGGATTCTCAAACACAAGAAAATCTTTCCAGACATTAGCGGAGTTCGATGATTATTTAGCAGACATGCAAAAGAAAATTACAGACTTAGAAGCTAAACCAAATTTAACTGATGCTGAAGCTACGAAATTAGAAAAATTGAAACAAAAGTATACTGATTTATCGGATGTAATTGAACGGAATCCTGTAAAAGCGTTATCCAGACGTTATTATAAAGCTATTGTATCTACTACAAATCGAGAGCTTATCAATGGCTTAAAACAATATGGCTTGATTGCATCGAAAGAAGCAGGTAAAAAAGCAGGAAAAGCTATGATACAACTGGATGCACAGAACGCTGGATTGTTAGGGTTAAAGAGCGGCGATTATATTAACCGAGATGTATTTAATGGTTTAAAGAAAATTGAAGGAATGTTTACTGATACAGGTATAAATAACTTTATTAATCAGGTAGACTCTGTTCAAAACATTTGGAAGCAAGCAGTAACAACAATTGTTCCAAAATACTATATAACTAACTTTATCGGAAACGTATTCAACAACAGTATGGCAGGAGTAAGCATTAGTTCTTACAAAGAAGCTGGAAAAGCTATGCGAGCTTATTCCAAAGGTACTGCTACACCTGCACAAAAACAATTAATTCGTGAAGCGATTGATAACGGAGTTTTATATCAGGGTTGGCAAGCCGATTTCAGAGATGCGATGGACTTTAAACCAAAGAAAGATGTAGGACAAAAAATAAAAGATACCGTTATTAAGTGGGATGAAAAATTCACAAAAGGAACAGCAAACAAAGTCGCAGGTGGTTATAAACGTGGTCTTGAACGAATCGGAGATATATCAGATGATTTCGCTCGTCTAGCTCATTATATCGATGCAAAAGGTAAAACAAATTCTGTAGAAATGGCGGCAGACTCTGTAAAGAAATATTTGTTCAACTATCGTGAAACAACACAGCTTGACAAGTTCCTTCGTGGTTCTGTGTTTCCGTTTTGGATGTGGGTAAGAAATAACGTACCATTACAAATTGATAAAATACTTCGAGAACCAAGATTTGCATTAACTTATTTCAAACTTAAGCGAGAAATGCAAGGTGGGGATGTTACTCCAGATGATTACCCAGCTTGGGCAAACGAAGCAGGACTTGTAAGAAATGGCGTAATGTATCCGACTAACTTACCAATCAACGACTTGTACAAAACACTGCAGTCTCCAGCAGGAACTATGAGAGATATCGGGGCTATGTTAAATCCAGCATTAAAAATGGCAATAGAACTGCCGCTAAACAAGCAGTTCTATAGCAACAATCGTATAGCATATCCGGGCAGTGAAGTAGGAGATTATGGAAGGTATGTTTTACAAAGTTTTGGTGGAATCGGTAAAGTACCAGCCGAATTGTTCTTTCCAAAACCATCTGAAGATACAAACACAGGTGCCAAACTTATTCAAAATATTGGAAATTTAATTGTTCCACTTCCACGAGAACTTGAGAAATAAATTTAATCAGCTACAGGCGAACTCATAGAAATATAATCTAAGACTTCATCAATGATATACTCAAGTACAAATTGACGAACAATCATATCCTGTTCAACAAGACCATTGTGAACATAATCGTATAGTTCATCTTTGTTGATTAAAAGTATAATTGGTTCTTTCATTTTGACTCCCCCTTGTACTTGGTATAATATAAACCGTGGCGAATGGCATCACGCATGTGGTCATTCGTCTTTTTGTCTTGACAATAGTATAGCTTATTTCGCTTTTCAATGATACCTTGTTTGACTAAAATTTCGTCTGAGAATCGAATCTTACAGCTTGGGTCTTGGAAGTGAATCGGGATACCAAAATCTCCACAATAGTAACGAATGACCCCAATGAGTTGTGGTGTTTCTAGTGTTGACCAAGACTGTGCCATAGCTTTACTAGCCTGTAGTTTGTAAGATTCGCAGACAATTTCTAGGTCATCTTCATCCCATGAATGATTCTCACGAACTTTGCTTAAAATCCTACTCCAATAAAGTATTTGAGTTTCAAAATCTTCCGATCGGATATCGCCAAAATCTTTTAGTTTCCCGTCAATGAATAGTGCCCATCCTGTGATACCTTTACCTTCGTGGAAGTTTCCTGATGGGTCAAATGCAAGTATCTTCATACGTCACACTTTCCGCCGCGGCAGTCCATTCCGTACACTTCTGCTTCCGTAGGCATCTTGTAGTGTCTAATACTTTCCCACATCGAGCGATGAAAAATGTCACCGTTATAATACTTTAAAGATTCTTCGTACAACTCTGCGAAGTGTGGCTTGCATACTCGAATCAATGAAAAGTTAATCTCAGATTTACGATTGCAATTAGCTATTGCACACATAATCGTCATCCTTTCTCTGCCCAATTAGTAGTTGTCTTTTCAATCTCAGCGATGATTGGAACTTGAATCTTTGGTGTATACTCCATAATCTTTTGAATCTCTGGGATAATCCAGTCTTCCCCATCGTAGACTTCGAACTGTAGCTCATCGTGAACGTACAATAGTAGTTTGCTTTTAAGCGAGTTTGTTTCTAAAAATCGGTCAATCTCAATCAATTTTAGCTTTAAATCGTCTGCACACGTACCTTGAATCAGGTAATTACCGCACTTGTAGAACCTTTTATTGTCTGATAGGTAATACCTTCTACCATAAACGTTTTCTACGAAGCCTTTCCTATGCATCGCTTCAGATACTTTGTTCTGGTACTCAACTACAATCGGGAATGAATCGGTGTATCCATCAGCTAGAGCTTTCGCTTCGTCTAAAGAAATTTCTAGAGCGTCTGATGCTTTCTGATATCCACCACCATAATTTCGCATGAAGTTAAACATCTTACCAACATTTCTCCATGCTTTAAATTGTTTCTCATCCAACGTGCTTTTGTCAATGCCCAATTTTTCTAAAGCTCGCAACGTAGTCTGTGTGTGAACGTCTGTCGGTGTCCATGGTGTACCTGATTCTGTTAGCCACGCAGAGTTGCCGTCATACTGCTCTTTCCATCTTTTACGTTCTTCCATATCACTGTAATTGTAGGTTTCCCCTGTTCTAGCGTGTACGCAGTTAAATGGCATATATGCTCGGCACAAGTTTGTATCTCCACCGAAGTAGAGCGTATAGTGACTTTGCACTCGCAGTTCAACTTGTGAGAAATCCAAGTAATAGATTGAGCTATAGCCATTGCCTGTTGGGGTAAACACTTTCCGAGGAAAAAATAGTTCCTCACCCGTTTCGTGATGATAGAGAGCACCTCTTGGAAATTGTTGAGCATCACCTGAAAACCTCCCTGACACAGGATGGAATTGTCCAAGCT